AGTGGGCGTGGAATGGGGAGTGTGGGAAATGAGTGACCTAATCAAGCGCGAAGATGCGCTGGAATGCTTCATGGGTTTTGACCGCATGGGTGATGTAAAAGATGCCATTGCTGCCCTGCCCGCAGTGGTTCCAAGTGTGAAGCCGCTGGTGTGGCTACAGCAATACAACGCTATAGGGGAACCAACTAATTTTTGGCAAGCCGCTGATCCTGTTTTGAATGTATGCTGGCACGCAAACCCAACCCGTCCAAAAGAAGTAGTCGAGGCAACCCGAAGTGACCGCATCCTCGCCGTGTTGGAACTTGTGGCTGCGCCCGACCCCGCCGCGATCCGTGAGGCTGCGCTGCAAGCCCGCATCGAAGAGTTGGGTGGCTCCTTGGCGTGGTATCAAATGATGGATGCTATGTCCTCCGATCATGTTGTCGAACTTACGGACAAACTAGAAGCCGCAGAAGCCAAGCTGACCAAGGCGGTAGAGACGCTTCAGATATTGAAGCCACTGCTTGGGGATAGTTGGGTTGATAGGCGCGTTCTCGCCGTGCTGGCTGATCTGGAGGGGAAGTGATGACTGCTAACACGTCTGGACCTGCAAACAGGTTGCCATTGAAATATTGGACATCATGCGGTGTCACAAGTCTTGTGGATGATCTGATCAAGGATAATTGGATCGCGCCAGAAGACAGGTTCCAAGAGATCGCACAGATTTACAAAGGCCAAACGCAACATCTTCGGAACGATGTGCTTAGGCTTCAAGAAAAAGTGCGTAGGCTTCAAGAAAAACTGGAGGGGAAGTGATGAGCGAGGTTAGGCTTGAACCAATCGTGACGGAAGACACTGATGGCGACCCTGTCATCACGTTCACAGAAGATCACACCATCCGCGACATCCTGCGCTATCTGCTGTCCACAGGCGTGGAGGCAAGCGAACTGATCTACCACATCAACGATCCGACTTTGCTGGCGAAAGAGAAAAAATGACCACCCGCTACGGAAACCGAACCATCATCAAGATGTTCAATCAAATCAACGCGCTTCGCAGAGCAATCCGCAAAGAAGGCACACCCGCCATCCAAGAAGCGTGGGACAAGGTCGAAGAGCATATCGACTTCATATACATACAGAGCGAGGCGAAGAATGTTGATTAAGGTCAGGGGCGTAATCTATCAAAGCGTCCGCCACGCCGCCGAAAGTCTTGGCGTGTCCAAAGACGCCGTCTACAGCGCACTACGTCGTGGGGCTATAGACAGTGTTGGTCTGGGCAACACGCAGCGCAAGCCGACGGAGCTGTTTGGGTTGAAGTTTAGGTCGCTCAGTGATGCAAGCAGACTGCTTGGTTTTCGTCGGGGCTACATCCAAAAGGTCCTTGCAACGAACAGCGCGGTCGGCATGGAGCGTATCCGCGTTGCCGTTTATGTTTATCAGCAAAAAGGAGAACAGCATGACCCGCGTAAAAAGACTAACGCGTGACATGATCGAAGCAGCGGCGCGTGAAGGGTGGAACGCCATCCATACCGCCCGACACTACGGGGTGCACAGGAACATTATTGACGACGCCTGTGATCGGTTTGGTATCGAGCTGCCCGAACGAGGCGCTGCCTACACAGCACTGGCATCAAATACGCCGAGGAAAAATCCGAACGCAGTGTGGTCGGCAAGCCCTGATGCAATTAAGCGGGCGCTTGATAAACTTCAACGCGCTAAACAGTTGCAATCAGCGCCAAACACTAGTAAGTAACAACAATACGTGTAAAGAATGGAACCGACCATGGGTATATTATCTAAGAAAGAAGAACGCGCGTGGGAGTATATACTGCGCAACCGCACTGCCGAAGCCGCCGATATAGCGACCGCATGCGGGGTATCCTTAAAGTTTGCGCAGCAGTGCCTCGACCGCATCGGCACACCGCGTGAGGTGTTTGAGGCAGAGCTGGTCTCGGGCCGTGAAGCGCAGCAGCCCACTACGCCGACCCGCGTGCAGACCCTCGAGACCGCGATCAAGCTGACGGCAGGGGATCGGAACAGGGCCTACGGGCCCCCGCACGGCAACCTATCGGACTGCGCTCTGCTGTGGGATGCCTATCTAGCTATCCGCAAAGGGGCACAAATCGACGCAGAAGCTGTGGCGTGGATGAACGTGCTGCAGAAGATCGCGCGCTCCGCGCAACCGGGCTACCACCCAGACAACTATACCGACGCGGCTGCTTACTCTGCCATTGCGGGTGAGTGCCGTGAAATTGAAATCAAGGGAGAGAAAGAATGACCATGAACTACTTCACACCTGCTGACATGAAACAACTTGACGCTACATACAATTACACCGCCCGTTCTGGTATCGGCTTTGGCCTTACCCCTGAGAACGAGCAGGTATTCATCTCTGCGCGTGACGTGGAGCGCCTTAAGTTTGAAGTCGGGGACGCCCTGCATGTATGGGCCACCGACAACTACGCTTCCCCGCACACAGCCCATTATCCTTCGCGCTGGCGCGCGGTGCGTGTCGAAGTCACAGCACGGGTGGCTGACGCTGTTAGTGCATGGCCTAACGCCGCCCCTGCTGCTGAGCAGCCTATGCCCCCCGTTCTTTCGGCGATTTTAGCGAAGTGGGACGAAAAGCTTGACGCACCCGAACCTAAACCAGCAGTGGCTGCGACCGCCGGCGCGGACTTCGACGAAGTCTTTGCTAAGCTCATGAGCCAAGACCGCCCGTGGACCGTTAAACAACTGCACGCTGCCATGGTCGCGCTAGGTACCGACGTGTCATACGATGGTGATCTCGCTAAAAAGGTCTCCAATCACACGCACAGGCAGCACGCGGCTGGCAAGATTGCGGGGCTCAGGGTCTATTCCGCCGGCAATCAGGAAAAGTGCAGCGCTGTCTACTACGCCAAAAACATCGCGGTGTTCTACGACTACCTCGATACGCCTATGGACGAGGAATAATACGTGGACATCATCACGCTCGACTTCGAGACCTACTACGACAAGGACTACTCGCTGTCTAAGATCACCACGGAAGAATACATCCGTGACCCCCGCTTCCAAGTCATTGGGGTGGGGGCGAAAGTCAATGACGGCAAGACCGAGTGGTTCAGCGGTACGCACGGACGCATCAAGGAGTTCATGGCCCAGTATAACTGGGCCAACTCTGCGGCGCTGGCACACAATATGATGTTCGATGGCGCGATCATGTCGTGGCGATTTGACATCCGCCCGAAGGCGCTGTTCGACACACTGTGCATGGCCCGTGCTATCCACGGCGTCGAAAAGAGCGCCAGCCTTAAAACCCTCGCCGAAAACTACGAGGTGGGGGAGAAAGGCACCGAGGTGCTGGACGCCAAGGGTAAGCGACGGGCTGACTTCACACCGGAGGAGCTAGCGGCCTATGGGGGCTACTGCGTCAACGACGTGGAGCTGACCTACGACATCTTCAACATCATGATGTCCCGTGGGTTCCCGAAGTCCGAGCTCAAGCTGATTGACCTGACCCTGCGTATGTTCACTGAGCCTACGCTGGGGTTGGACCGCGAACGGCTCGAGGGGCACCTAACAAAAACCCAGCTGATAAAGGAGGACCTGCTGAAGTCCGCAGGGGTTGAAGACAAGGCCGACCTTATGTCGAACCCGAAGTTTGCCGCACTGCTGGGTAAGTTTGGTGCCCCCTGCCCCATGAAGATAAGCCCCACCACGGGGAACATGACCTTCGCATTGGCTAAGAGCGACCAAGGCATGAAAGACCTGCTAGAGCACGACGACCCCCATGTGCAATCGCTGGCTGCTGCGCGGCTTGGGGTGAAGTCTACGCTCGAGGAGACCCGCACACAGCGGTTCATCGACATCTCTGGGCGCGGCATGCTGCCTGTCCCTGTGCGGTATTATGCTGCGCATACTGGCCGCTGGGGTGGGGACGATAAGATCAACCTACAGAACCTCCCTAGTCGGGGGCCTAACGCCAAGGCGCTTAAGAAGTGCATCGTGGCGCCAGAAGGGTTCAGCATCGTCGAGGCCGACTCAGCACAGATCGAAGCGCGTATGCTTGCGTGGCTGGCTGGGCAGGACGACGTGGTGCAGACCTTCGCGTCTAAGGGTGACGTCTACAAGAAGATGGCCTCTGCGATCTATAACGTGGACGAGGGTGACGTGACCAAAGACCAGCGGTTCGTGGGTAAGACCACGGTGCTGGGTGCGGGCTACGGCATGGGTGGGGAGAAGTTCCAGCTGGCGCTCAAGAACTCTGGGGTGGACATCACCAAGGCCGAAGCGGCTAAGATCATCGGCATCTACCGCGAAACCAACGACATGATCTCGAACATGTGGAAGCAAGCCGGCACCATGCTGCGATACATGGTGCGTGGCGACTCTATGCCTTTCGGCAAGGACGGGGTTCTGGGTGTGGATACCTATGCTCCCGGTATCAAGCTGCCCAATGGGTTGCTGATCCGGTACGACGAGTTGGAAGAGGCCGAGAACGAGAAAGGCGGCACCGAGTATTCTTACAAGACCCGCATGGGGCGCACCCGTATCTACGGCGGGAAGGTGGTCGAGAATGTCACGCAAGCACTCGCCAGACTTATCATTGGCGAACAAATGTTGCGAATCAGTAAGAAGTACAGAGTTGTGTTGACTGTGCATGACAGCATCGTATGCTGTGTGCCTGACAACGAAGCCGAAACCTGCAAGGCCTATGTCGAAGAGTGTATGCGTTGGGTTCCTGCTTGGGCCGATGGCCTACCCGTCGACTGCGAAGCCGGTATTGGCAAGAACTATGGAGAGACGGAATGACAGTGGAAATTACCTGCACTGAGGCGGAGTTTTACGACGTCATGCGTGAGAGTGCTCTAGGGCGCATGTGGCTTACGTGGCACCGCACCAACCCTGAGTTTTTTGCTTTGTTCGAGCAGTTCACCGCCGAAGCGCTGCGTAGAGGACACAAGAATTTGAGTGGTTGGCTCATTGCCAACAGGGTGCGTTGGGAGACCAGCATCGTGACAAAAGGCAACGACTACAAAATCTCGAACAACTTTATAGCCCTGTTTACCCGGCTCTATATGGTCCGCAACCCGCAGTACGTGGGTTTCTTTAGGACAAAGCGCATGAAACGCCTCAAGCGGGATGTGTTTAACCCGGAAGGCGCTACCGAATGAGCAGTGCAGGTGCATGGTCCTTTAGTCGGATGAAGGCGTTCGAGACGTGTCCAAAACAGTATTACCACGTGAACGTCCTCAAGCAGTTCCCGTTCCAAGAGACTGAAGCGACCCGCTATGGCACCGAGTTTCACAAGGCATGCGAAGAGTATATCCGCGACGATAAGCCCCTGCCCCCGCAGTTTTCGTTTATGCAGCCCACTATGGAACTGCTTGCGGCGATGCCGGGGGAGAAGCACTGCGAACTCAAGATGGGTCTGACCGCCGATCTCGAGGCGTGTGGCTTCTTCGATAAGAACGTGTGGTTCCGCGGTATCGTGGACCTGCTGATTATTGACGGCGATAAGGCCCGCGTTGTGGACTACAAGACCGGCAAGAATGCGAAGTATGCCGACGTCGGGCAGTTGCAGCTGATGGCTTTGTCCGTGTTCAAGCACTTCCCGCAGGTCAAGAAGGTGAAGGGCGCGTTGCTCTTCACCATCGCCAACGACATCGTGAAGCAGGACTATGCCGTGACCGACGAGGGCGTGCTGTGGAAACCGTGGGTGATGAAGTATGCTGCGCTGGAGAAGGCACACGATACAAACGTGTGGAATCCTAGGCCGTCAGGGCTATGCCGAAAGTACTGCCCTGTGGTAGAATGCGCGCATAACGGGAGTTAATCGCCATGCCATACACGAAGTCGCCGCGCCCCTATAAGCACGAGTACGAAAAACAGAAAGAGCGCGGGGAGCACCCAGATCGCATGGAGCGCCAGCGTGCACGTAGGGCGCTGGACAAGAAAGGCGTGGATCGCACCGGCAAGGATGTGAGCCACAAGAAGGCGTTAGCCAAGGGGGGCAGCAACGCTGACGGCTATAAGCTAGAGAGCCCCGCAAAGAACCGTAGCCGGAACGGCCATAAGCCCGGTGAGAAAAAAAGTTAGGGAAAACCCTAACGTCTCGGAGAACGACATGCAGATTATTGACAACAAGGCGTTGCTTTTGAAGCTACGCAATCCAAAACAAGTCACTACCGTCATCCCAAAAAGCAAGGCCGTCAGTGATCACGAGGTGCTTGTGAATTGGGGCGTGCAGGAGACGCACACGCTGCGCGGGCTGAACATCAAGGTGCCGTCGCCCATCGAAGGCCGCTATGTTTGGACCGGCAAGTTCGCTCCGATGTCGCATCAGCGCACGACATCATCCTTCCTGACGATGCACCAGAAGGCGTTTTGCTTTAACGAAGCCGGCACCGGAAAGACGGCCAGCGCTATCTGGGCTGCGGACTTCCTTATGAAGCAGGGCATCATCAAGCGGGCTTTGGTCATCTGCCCGATCTCGATCATGGACAGCGCATGGCGCGCAGACTTGTTCTCGTTTGCAATGCACCGGACAGTCGACATTGCCTACGGCCCTGCCGCCAAGCGCAAGAAGATCATCGCCGGAAAGCCCGACTTCCTTATCATCAACTATGACGGCGTCGAGATCGTCAAAGATGACATTGCTGCAGCGGGCTACGACCTGATCATTGTGGACGAGGCAAGCCACTATAAGAACGCCCAGAGCAAGCGCTGGAAGGTGCTGAACTCGCTGGTGAAGCCCGAGACGTGGCTATGGCTGATGACCGGTACACCCGCGGCCCAAGGGCCTGAGGACGCTTTCGGTTTGGCGAAGCTGGTCAACCCTGCCGGTGTGCCTAAGTTCTTCAACGCTTGGAAGGACATGGTGATGTATAAGGTGTCCCAGTATCGTTGGAAGCCCAAGGAACACTCCGAACGCACTGTGCACCGCGCCCTACAGCCAGCGATCCGGTTCACCAAAGAAGAATGCCTAGACCTGCCGGACATGACCTACGTGAAGCGGGACGTGGCGCTGACCAAACAGCAAGAGCTCTATTACAACCGGCTTAAGAACCAGATGGTCATGGAAGTGGCCGGCGCACAGATCACAGCCGTGAACGCTGCGGTGATGATGGGTAAGCTGCTGCAGATTTCGGCGGGCGCAAGCTATACTGAGTCCGGCGACACGGTGCAGTTCGACATCAACAACCGCTACAGCGTCCTGAAAGAGGTCATCGCCGAAAGCACCCACAAGGTGCTGGTCTTCGTACCCTTCAAGCACGTCATCGACATGCTGACCGCGCAACTTACCAAGGACGGCATCACCAACGCTATGATCCGTGGTGACGTCAGCGCGGGGGACCGGACCGAAATCTTTAAGCATTTCCAAACCCAGCCCGACCCCAAGGTGCTGGTCATCCAGCCACAGGCCGCGGCACACGGCGTCACGCTCACAGCGGCAAACACAGTCGTCTGGTGGGCACCGACATCATCGCTCGAAACCTACGCACAGGCAAACGCGCGCGTGCATCGCAAAGGTCAGGCCAACAAATGCACCGTGGTCCAGCTGCAGGGCTCGGGCGTGGAGCGTCGGGTCTATAAGATGCTAGACGAGAAGATTGACGTACACGCAAAGGTCGTCGATCTTTACAAAGAATTGCTTGACTAGTGTAACGGATATCATTAGATATCAACTTCTAATAGTGCAGGAGAACCACTATGACCGCCGAAACCGTGGGCGATACCGCCCTTACTCCCGAGATGCTGACCAAGACCTACATCAAAATCCGCGACAAGCGGGCGGAGCTCAAAGCAGAGTTCGACCAAAAGGATGAGGTTCTGGAGATGCAGCTTAACACGATCAAGTCGGAGCTGCTTGATTACTGCAAAGCGCAGGGTATCGAAAGCGTTCGCACCCCAGCGGGTGTGTTCTACCGCACGATGAAGACGCGCTATTGGACAAACGACTGGGATTCGATGAACAAGTTCATCTTGGAAAACGAAGTCCCGCAGTTCTACGAGAAGCGGCTTAATCAGACTGTGGTGAAGCAGTTCCTTGAAGAAAACCCCGACGTGCTGCCACCCGGCCTGAACTCCGACAGCGAATACGTCATAACTGTAAGGAAGAAGTAATGACCGAAACTCCAACCCCGTTCGCCACCATCGAGGAAGTCGCAAAGTACTTCGTCGTGTCGGTCGCGACCGTGCGTACATGGCTGCGTAACGGCACCATCCCGAAGCACACCTACCTAAAGGTGGGCAATACCTACCGGTTCAATCTGCCCGATGTGGCAGCTGCCCTCGTCAACGCACCGAAGGAGCCGGTGCAGTTGGAAATGAACTTCGACAAAGACAACGATAACTAAGGAGAACGACATGAGTGAAATGACCCTCTTCGGCGGCGGCAACCCGCTGGTAAACAGCGAACTCTTCAAGTCGCTGCGTGACATGAACAAGACCCTTGCTGGCGGCAGCGGTGGCGGTGGCAAGCGCATCTCGATCAAGGGCAACAAGTTCCGCCTTTTCGTCGATGGTGAGCAGGTCTCCGTATCCAAGGAAGACCACCTGAACGTCGTGGTGGTTAACGCCGCTGCGATCTCGCGCACCTACTACGAAGGCACCTACGACCCGAACAACACCTCGGCGCCTACCTGCTGGTCGACGGATACCCGTGCCCCTGCTGCTGACGTCCCTGCAGAGCAGAAGAAGGCTTCGCGTTGCGCAGACTGCCCGATGAACGTCAAGGGCTCGGGGCAGGGCGACAGCCGTGCATGCCGATATAACCAGCGTCTGGCGATCACGCTTGAAGGCAAACCGGACGAAGTCTACCAGCTGCAGCTTCCGGCTACGTCGCTGTTTGGCGACGGGAAGAACGGCAAGATGCCTATGCAGGCGTATGCTAAGTTCCTTGACGCGCATAACACGCCGATCATCGCGGTCATGACCCAGATGACGTTGGACGAAAACTCGGAAACTCCGAAGTTGTTTTTCAAGCCTGTGCGCTCGTTGACCGAGGAAGAACTGCAGGCCGCAGTTGTCGCCAAGGACAGTGAAGATGCCACTAAGGCTATCACGATGACCGTTGCACAGACTGATGGGGTTAAGAAGAAGGACTCGCCCGCTGGCACCAAGACCTTCAACCCTGCCAAGGACAAGATCGAGATCGACGAAGAGGAGGAGGTCGCTGAACCTAAGAAGGTTGAAGCCAAGAAGACCGCCACGACTACCGTCACTTCTAAGGCGAACGTCTCGGCTCTTGTCGCGGAATGGGATGACGAGTAATCCTTAATAGGCTTGCCGCGACGGGGGATAAAAATAACCCAACCTCGTCGCGGCGTCCCAACAGGTAGAGTGGCGGTAATGGATACAAATACGTTTTTGCAGTCCGTGCTTGGAACTGCAGGCTCCTACTGCGTTTTCGCGCTAAGTGATGGCCGGCGCATTCAGAAATTCTACGACACCATCGAGCAGCTTGAACACGCTGCCGTCAACTTTGACGAGAATGGCTTCGACGCTTACTACGCCCTTGGCACTTTTGAAGAGGCTGGTTCTCGCGAAGCCGATAACGTCAAGCAGATGCGGTCGTTCTTCATGGACCTAGACTGTGGTGTTAACCTAAAGACTGGCAAACCCAAAGATTTTCCTGATCAGCACGCAGCCATCTTGGCGCTCAAGGGGTTCGTAAAGGCCAACGGGCTACCCCGCCCGTTCTTGGTCAACTCCGGCTACGGTGTGCACGTCTACTGGCCCCTGACGGAACCGGTGGATTTCATGACGTGGCTTCCGGTAGCCGAGCGGCTTAAGGCGCTGGCTAAGGCCCAAGGGTTCAAGGCTGACGAGGCTGTGACCGCCGACGCTGCCCGTGTGCTGCGGGTGCCGGGGACGCATAACCACAAGGGTGATGACCCCAAGCCTGTGACCTTCTTTGGCATGGCTGCGCCTGATCCGGTAGTGTTCTTTGACTTCGCCGCACGGCTCGAGGCTGTAACTGTTAGTCTGCCGACTAACATACCGGCGCGGCGCTACTCACCTGCGGTGACAAACAGTGCGATGATGGACGCCCTAATCGGCAAGCGGGAAGCATCGTTTAAAACCATCATGCAGAAGACCATAGCCGGTAAGGGCTGCGCCCAGCTGGCATACTGCATCGAGCACAGGGCTGAACTGGCGGAGCCCATGTGGCGCGCGGCGTTGTCTATCGCCAAGCACTGCACCGATATGCCCAAGGCTGTGAAGTCGGTGTCTATGGGCCACGCCGAATACGACGAAGACGC